GGATCAGCAACGGCAGTATAATAGCCGTTAGTGGTCGGAGCGTTGTTGACCTTCAGAGCCGTAGCTGTGTCCAGCAACTCCAAGCCCGTCATCACCTGCGAAGAGGTTGGGGCAGACGAGTAGTAACCTGCAGCACCTGCGAATCGGCTGATCTTGTTGGATGTGATCGAAGTACCTCCGGTGATAGAAGTGTCATCACCCAAGGTGTATGCGATCTTGGTATCCAAATGCAGAGCTGCGTCCTGACCGTTAACAGTGGTAGCCTGCTCAAGGTGATTGAACAGTTCCTGTGCTGTCAGCAAGTCGGAGATACCAATCACCTGACCGTACTGGCTGAGTGTTACGTCAACATACTCAAGAGTCATTTCCTTGTACGCACCTTTGGCCCAAGCTGTGTTGGAGGTGTGACCGTCACCTTCGGAGAGGCTCTTGATGTCAGTGGTGTTTGGTTCTACATAACGAAAGAATCGTACACTGTTCTTTCCCGCCTTTTCTGGGAGAGCCTGCTTTTTAGCAAACTGTTCCAGAACGATGTTTTGAACTATCTGCTTGAGAAGTTCCTTACTAAAGTACGCTTGTAAACTGTTGGTTATACCAGTTGAAGCGGTATCGGTAATTCCTGCCATTGTTCTATATTATTTTTATAGGTTTATTACTGCACCCCGTTGATCGTGATCCTTCACCATCTTGAGCAGTTCGCTTCTTTGGCGTTCTGCTGTCATATCGTCGAAGGATTCCAATCTACCCGATTGGTCAACGGTTGTTCCGTTTAGTTGTAGCTTGCCGTTTAGCTCCTCGTTCTCTTTCTTGAGACGACTTACTTCGGCCTCCAAGTCATCCGCTTTCTTCGCTTTGAGAAACGCCTTGGCAGCTTCCACTGCATCGTTAATGCCCTCTGGGTAGGTTGCCAAAATCTTCTTTCGATCAAGCAGTTCAGAAGTGTATTGGTACAGTTCGGAGTCTTGATCCTTCAGTTCAGGATTATCCTTCACCTGCTGACTCAAGTTGGCCTCCCATTGCTCCATAACGGTTCTCTGCGCGTTGAGAACTTCCTGCTGCTGTATCGTATCCCTAGCTGTCTGAGCTTTCTGTAGTGCTAACTCTGCAAGGTCATCGCGTCCTTCCTCCCGGTACTCCTTCGCAATCTGCTCGTAGTCATCCGGGGTGAATTGTGCGGCTTCCTTACGTTGCTGGATCTCTGAAAACGCATCTGCTTTTTTAGCTTCAAGCTGTTGACGTTCTTCGGCCAACTTTGCTTGCTCTGCCTTCAATTCCTCTTTGGCAGCGTTTACTTCCTTCCAGCTCTTATTAGCCCTCTCTTGGCTCTTCTTAGCTCTGGTATACTTCGACTTTGGTTTCTCCTCAGAAGGCTCTTCTGGCGCATCCTGTGGCTCAGGAGCTTCTTCCTTGGCTTTGTCTTCTACGTTGACCGTCTCGCTAGTTGGTTCCTCTGCTGCGTTGTCAGAGGTTGGGGTGCTCGCAGTGTCACTCGCGGGGGCGTTGCCGTCTATTTCGGCAATCTGCCCTAGTAGCTGATCGCGTGTGATTTCTACCTCACCAGCGTTTACTGTACCTGTGTCAGACATAAATTTTTAGATCTTTCTAGGGTTCAATAACCAAGCTAGGTCATCTGTCACTCCCTCAGCTACCGGAGCTTTTTCTGGCTGTCTCACCATTAGCCCGTCGATAGATGCAAGAGCACCCTTAAATCCTCCAGCCCAACCTGCTTCATACGTCAGGTTCGACTGACCGCTCGAAATTAGTCTCTCCATCTGATGCAGGTGCAACTGTAGAAGTGAACTATTTAATTTCTGCCCTGTGGAGGAACTGAAGAAGGCTCTTAGTGCTTCAGTGTCCTGATCACTCCACTCCGGCGGCTGCGGGTATCCGTTGTTCCTGTTGAACGCCCTGAGCGTTCTCCATATCTGTGTTAGTCGCTTCATTTGCTGCTTGAGCTGCCTGCTCAAAAAACTCGTTTAGATCCCGCTCGATCTCTCTGCCGGCTTTGGGATCCTTTTCCTTCAACTGCGTAACGTGTGCAGCCAAGTGTTGCTGTAGCATCTGCCCCTCTATCGGCTCAGGTGCAGCTCCTTCTGCAGCTCGTTGCTGGATGTACTGCATCACCGTTTGGATATGCACCAAGTCATCATCAGCCGGCTTGACCTGTGCCGGGAAGCCAAGCCTCAGTATGCCGATCTCTTCGGCCTGCTGTTCAGCTTGATCAGACGCTTGTATATCTGGATCCTGAAAGAGTCTCTTGACCAGTGTCGCGTCATCAGCTTCCAGCACCGACTTCCTGAGTTGGCTCTGATTGATAAAGGGATCATTGTTGAACATCTGCAGGCGTTGCATTGCCTTGCTAAACAGAAATTGCTTGTTAACCCCATCAGCGGATCCGGTTGGCTGGATCGTGTAGTTCTGCCCCAGTGCCTCCTGTGGGATCTCCTGTGCAGTGTCCAGATACCAGTAGTTCAGATCTGTTGAATCGTACTGCTGCAGCAGGCTCCAGCTCATCCGGTACAGCTTGCCCAAGGCAATGCGGAAGATCCGCATCCTCAAGTCTGTACTCTGCTGGTACAGGCTGCTCACTGCCTCGACCTCTGTGGCTGTTCTGCGCTCTGGAAAGGCAAGCGTCTGGTTCAGCCCAAAGTCCGGCGTGCTGATCCTTTGCTGGGCAATCTCCCGCATCAGGTTCATCTGCTGATCAAAGCTGATTGGAGGGGATTGCTGTGCTACCGGCTGGATGTCGTAGGGCAGGATCTGCCCCGGTGACATTCGGATATTGCCGGCGTTGGGGATCTCTCTGCTGGTACGGTACAGAGGCTGATTGAAGAGAGTCATTGCATCATTCTTCTCATTCAACAGCTTGCAAAGCTGTGCCTCAAATACAGCTACCTGTTCCACCACTCCCCGGCTGCTGTAATAGCCGGCATCTTTAATCTCGTAAGGGAAAGCGACAAAGGGAGGCTTGCCGTGATTATACGGGATCTTCATCACAGGGCGCAGATCCAGATCCGGCTGTGTGGGTGAGTAGGTGCAGATCCTCCACTCCCCTGACTCCTCGCAGCGATAGTAAACTTCCCAGACGATGATCCGGCCCTTGCTGTCGAAGGTTAAACCCTCACGCTGATACTTGATCTCTCTGGTTGTTAGATCCCCAGCTTCCTCATCGTAGCTGCCAATGATCTGCTCGATCACTTCAGGATCCTGATCCAGAGTCTTGTTACGCTTGTAAGCCTCCACTGTGTAGGTGCTCACCTGCGTGATCCTGTCAGCCGTCTCCAAGCTCCTAGTGTTGGGTGGAACAATCAGATGCTGAGGATCTACAGCGTAGTAATCGAGGCAGCCCTTGTGGTGATTCCAAATCACCTTCATCAACCCCGTACCACTCACCAGTGTGCTGTCGATCACAGTGAGGATCTCAGTCTCCAGATTGCTCTTCTGCTTAAGTCGGTGATCAAACCACTGCGCTGCCGCAGTGGTTAGCTCTGCCACCTGTGGGCTGTTGGGGATAAAGCTGGCTACCAGATCAGTGGCAAAAAGCTGCTGAAAATAGTGGGGCTTGAGTTTCTCAATGATTGAGTCACTCAGCGGAAAGTGAACATCTGAGGCAGTTGGCCAAGGCTTCGTCTTGCGACGAAGACCGTGATGCCTCATCTCGTAAAACATCCTCTGACGAGTGTCCCAGAGGCTACGATCTGCCAGATCCTGCAGGACACTGGCGTTTAATTTTTCTCTGTGCATTTATTTGTCCGCATCTCCGGCGGCAACAGCCTCCAGTGATAAAACTGTCTGGTGCATCTGGAGCACGCCGATGATCGTTGCGTAATTCAGTTCAAACTCTTGTGCGTACCTGTCTATCAGTTTCGCCAGATCCTGACTGAATGCTGTTGCTTGTGCTTCTGGAGACATAAAAAAAGCCGCCCCCTCAGAAGAAGGGACGGCTACACAGATATGTAAACCGCGAATAAGAACTAAATCAGACCGCAGTCAACACAGCCACTCTAGGCAATAGCGTCGATTTCACAAAACAACTTTTGCACTTTCTCCTTCAGCTCCTCCAAGCCTTCGTTATTGTTGATTGTGTAATCGTAGCCATCAAAGTCTTTCAGGGCATTCTCTGAGCTATGTGAATCCTCCAGCCCTGTGTCTCTCTCTACCTTTACCAGAACGCCCCTGCTTCGGATAAAGTGGGCTTCATTGGGATACCTGACATCGGTGATCACAGTGATCTGCTTGTTTTCAAAGTTGTATCTTACTTTATCAAACATCTGATCTATCCAGTAGGATTTACCGAAGTAGTGCCGGCAGTAGTCTGCCCCGTACCACTGCAGCATAGGGCGAAACCTTTCCTTGTCCTGCTCGATCATCTCCAGCTTGACCTTCAGCATATCGGCAACCTCCTGCTTGAGGTTGTCAGCAAATGCCTCCCGCTTGAGCCGGCCCTTTCTGGTGATCTCCTGCATCAGCCGGCAGACTGTATCCTTACCGCTTCGCTTGGTTCCGCTCAGTCCGATTATCTGCATCCAGCTCACTCCACTGCTTTCTCGATCTCATACTCCAGATCTATAATCACCTCCAGAGTGTCCTCTACAAACTGCCGGCCTTCAGGGCTGCTCTTCATTGCGTCCCTGAATCCCTTCGGGTTCCCCTCGATCAGCCTCTTGGTGTTGTCCAACTGAATCGGGGTCTTGCAGCCACTTGTCAAGACGGCTGCGCTTATCAGACCGGCGATCAGCAGCCTGCTTCTGTATCTGTGTTTTTTCTGTTTCTTTTGCATAACCAAAAGCCTCTTTTAGTATCTCCAGTATTACTCTAATTATCCCTATCATCCTGTGTTGATCCCCATTGAGTTGATTAGTTGATTCT